GTATTGGTCAGTATCAGACGAGGCAAAGTTGCTTTATATCCATTTAATTTTGTCTGCTGATGACACAGCTAGATACTCAGGGAAGAATTTTACATTGAGAACTAGATGTTTTTCTGGTCGTGGTATGGAGACAAATCGTATGGAGATTTTGCTTACAGAGTTAGTTGATCAAGACCTTATTCGTTTGTATTTTGTAGAAGATGAGAGGTTTATTTTTATACCAAGATTTAAGCAAAGATTAAGATATTACAACAGTAAATATCCTGACCCACCTATACAAATCAATGACATACATTATAAAAAGACTGACTCAAGTCTTACTCAAGCCAAACTCAAGCCTGACTCAAGTCTGCTGAAGAGAAGTGAAGAGAAGAGAAGTGAAGAGAAGTTAAATACTATATCTGTTGAATCTAAGATTCCCCCATGTCCTCATTCTGAGATTATTAATATTTATCATGAAGTCTTACCTGAACTACCTAGAGTTGTATCTTGGAATAAAACAAGAGAAGGTTATCTAAAACAACGATGGAGACAAATGTTTGTAGAGTTTGAATGTAAAGACACAGAAGATGGCTTAGATTGGTTTAGAAACGATTTCTTTGTATTTGTCAAAGGTTCTAAGTTTCTAACAGGTAAAGTTGTATCTAAAGACAGAAAGCCTTTCCTAGCTGACTTAGAGTGGATGATTAAACCTACAAACTTCACCAAAATAATAGAGAGAAAATATGAAAATTAAACTTGATAAACCTGTTTTGCAAGAGAAAAATTCTTATTTCTGTAACGCATACGGATGTAAGCTACAAGCAAGTATGGGATTAGGAACAGATGGAACTGGTGCGTTCTACTGTCGGTTTCATTACGGATCAAAGCCAAACAAGAATGACTACATAACGCTACAGATTAATAAAAACAAAGACTTGGTAAATTTCTTAGATATGTCCCTAAGACCTGAGTTGTTCTTTGAGGGTTCATTTGACGATAAAGCAAACTTAACTTTAAAAACAGGTTTAAGGGATTTAGAACTAGAACACTTATGGGATGCGACAAACTACAAGATTTCTAAGAACATTTTAGGTGAGTTGAACTCTAGACTAGATGTAAACCTTGAAAAGCAGTTTGCCAAAAAAGAAGTTAAAGAACAGTTTAAAACGATGTTAGAAATGCTAAAAAAGGGGAAACATGAATGAGTTGGCTCTTTTCGCAGGTGCTGGTGGAGGAATACTTGGAGGACATCTCCTTGGATGGAGAACAGTCTGTGCAGTCGAATGGGAAGCCTACCCAGCAAGCGTACTTGTCGCAAGACAAAATGACAAAATACTCCCGCCTTTCCCGATTTGGGATGATGTACAAACCTTTGACGGAAAACCTTGGAGAGGAATTGTTGATGTCGTATCTGGAGGATTTCCATGCCAAGACATCTCAGTCGCAGGAAAAGGAGATGGGCTTGATGGAGAACGATCCGGAATGTGGCGAGAGATGGCAAGGATTATTGGCGAGGTTAGACCCAAATACGCATTTGTGGAAAATTCCCCAATGCTCACTACTAGAGGACTTGGAACAGTCCTTAGAGACCTGGCCAAATTGGGGTTCAATGCGGAATGGGGTGTGTTGGGAGCAGATGATGTCGGTGCAAACCATCACAGAAAAAGAATTTGGATATTGGGCTACTCCCACACATTACGAGGACAGAACAACGATTGCCCAATTTCAAGAGCGGATGAAGAAGCAAGGCAGAACAATAGAGGGTGCAGATTTGTCGGTTCAAGTCAGAATGAACGCAGTAAAACTTTGGCCAACACCAACAGCAGGCTTGAGCAAGCATGGGTCAAGTCTAGGATATTGGCTTACTCCGACAGCTACAGCAATTTCAGGTCGCAGTCCTCAAGCAATGGAATACAGAACCAAACAAAGAGAAAATCAGGGACATCGAACAGTTCAGCCAGGCAATTTAGCGGAACAAGTAATGTATTCAGGGCAGATTCCTTGCAAGGATATGAAACATCCGACATATTGGGGAACTCCCAAAGCACAGGATTCACGTCATGCGAGTTGGGACAGAGGAAAATCGAATCTTGGAGAACAAGTAGCTGGACTTCACAATGGTGGACATCTGAACCCAACGTGGACAGAGTGGCTAATGGGGTGGCCGCTAGAGTGGACAGACTTAAAGCCATTGGAAACGGACAAGTCCCACTTTGTGCAGCAACAGCCTGGACAATCTTAATGGAGAGAATAAATGAATCTTAATAACTTAAACGAAAACAGAGTAGAAATTGCCTTAAAAATGCTTTCTTCTAGCGATGAAGATCATGCGAATCTATCAGGCCAGGTTAAATACCTTGAGGAAGCCATAAAACAAGCCAAGGCTCATGTATTTTTACAGTCTGAGGGGACAGTAGCAGAAAGGCAAGAAAAAGCCCTAGACAGCGTTTTATACGATGATGCACTTAAAGCATGGATAGAGACATACAAGCAATTTAAGATATTAGATAACAAAAGGCAACATGAAGTGCGTATTATTGAGATATTTCAAACACTTAGTGCTAACAGACGAAAAGGAATGTTATGATAGATCATCCATTTTTAATATTGCAACACCTGATCAAGAACTATTCAGAGGCTTGTAACAATCAGGATTATGTTGCAGCGTATCAAATAGCAGTCGATATTACAGATCAAGCACAGAAACTAGAAAATTTTGCTCAAGAACTAGCTAATGACTAAAGCACAGAGACAACATTACGACAAAATTGCACGATTAGGTTGCAGTTTATGTCGATTTGTCTTAAAGATTGAAGATACTCCGACTGAAATCCATCATATTCGTAGAGCTGGCAGAAGAGTAGATGCACCTGTAATAGGACTATGCCCAATCCATCATCGAGGTAGTAATACTGGAGTGCATGGACTTGGCAGAAAAGGATTTGAGGAGTTGTATCAAACGACTGAAGAAGAATTATTAGAATTGACATTGGCTATATTATGATTACTTTTCCTTGGTATCCAAAGGAGTTAAATCCCAACTCCAGTTGTCATTATCACGAAAAAGCCAAGAAGAAGGCTATTTACAAAGATTTATGCTACTGGACTACAAAAGAGGCTAAGATACTAAAAGGTGATTACTCAGAGCTAAGTATTGTCTTTTACAAACCAAACAGACGATGGATGGACTTGGATAATATGTTAGCAAGCATAAAAAGTGGGTTAGATGGTATGTGTTTGGCTCTTGAGATTGATGATAGGTGCTTTACAAAAATAACAATAGAAATACATAAAGATATTTGTGGATTGATAAAAATTGAGTTAAAATAGTAAAAAGGGGGGTATTTATGGAACAAATGGCACTTTTCTTAGTTACTTTGCTACATTCAGGGACTAATACCCATCTTCAGCATTGGACTACAAAGTCTTATGCACAACACAAAACGCTTGGCAAATTCTACGAAAACATTGTTGAATTAACTGACCAGTTGGCTGAGGCATATTTTGGATGCTACGGACAAATAACTAAGTTCCCTGATACTTATCACTTACCTAGAGGTGAACCTTTAGGATACCTACAGTCATTACAGAAGTTTGTAAAAGATGCAAGAGGTGATTTACCTAAAGAATCTGAAATTGTGCAATTAATTGATAACATTTCGCAAGAGATTGACACGACAATTTATTTATTAAAGTTTAAAGGTTAATATGCCACTTATAAAATCATCTAGTTCTAAAGCTGTAGGCGAAAACTACAAAAAAGAAATGGAATCAGGTAAACCTAAAAAACAGGCATTAGCGATTGCATTATCTGTGCAAAGAAAAGAAGCAACAGGTAAGCGTAAAAAGACATTAGAAGATGCATATGCGAGGCATATAGAAGAAAATGCCTAGTCGTAGAGACCAGATTGAAGCTGCAATAGAAAAGACTACGAAGGGTAAGGATAGGAATTATCTACCTACAGAACAGGGTGCAGGGATGACTGCAAAAGGTAGAGCAGAGTACAACGCTAAGAACAATGCTAATCTAAAAGCACCACAAAAGAGTGGAAGTAGGCACGATAGTTTCTGTGCCAGAATGCAAGGAGTAGTAGACAACGCAAAGGGTGATGCACCTAGAGCCAAAGCAAGTTTAAAACGATGGGGATGCTAATGAAAAACGGACTTTATGCCAATATTCACCGAAAACAAGAACGGATTAAAAAAGGTTCTGGCGAGAAAATGAACAAAGTAGGCTCAAAGGATGCACCTACTGCACAGGACTTTAAAGAATCTGAAAAGACTTCACGAAGAAGTTTAATCGAAGATGCTTACGATAGGCACATGAAATGAAACACATGACTAGAGAGTATAAGAAAGAAGATGCTTTACTAAGGCCTAATAAAGAATCTACGCTTGAGAAGAAACAAAAAGAAAGGATCATGCGTAAAGAAAAGATAACAAAAGCATTTAATAAGATAGTAAAAGACCCATTCTGATGGACAACGAAACATTAGCTAGTTTATTAAGAGGTAGAAATCGTGCAGGACAACCTGTAGACGCTACTGCTAATATTATTGGCCCTGCTATGAGTGCATTAGGCAACACAATATATGGTGCTGGTCGTGGTGCTTTGACTGCGATGGCTGGATTGCCTGGTGACATTAATCAATTAATCACAGACAACTTAGGAACTCTTGTAAATGCACAAGGATTACCTACAACAAAAGAAATTCAAGACTTTTTACCTGCTAAACCTACGACTTATGAGGGTAAATTAGCCCAAAAATTAGGTGAATTTGTCCCTGTAAATCCTACTCCTATAGCAAAGGGTGCAGTAGCAATAGCTAAACCAGTAGGAAAAGCAATGGGAGAGCAAGCATATCGCATGACTGAGGATATGTTACAGAAACAAGGAATGATGCCTAGTATTGTTGCTTATCATGGAACACCACACAATATTGAGGGTGTATTTGACATAAGTAAGGTAGGAACAGGTGAAGGTGCTCAAGCCTATGGTCATGGAATGTACTATGCTGAGAATCCAAATGTAGCTACAGCATATAAAAATATACTTTCTAAGCCTGAATTTACAAAAACTGCTGAAGGTGTTGAATTGCGTGGTCAATTACCAAGAATGTTAGAAGAATCATATTCTGAATTAATTGCTAAAAATGGCATACAACAAACAAATTATGGTGATGTTACAGATATAGTTGGTCAAAGATTAGATCGTCAAATGAAAGATGCTTTAAAAGCAAATGACATGGATTGGTATAACAAAACTGCCGACATGAAGATAGATTTGGCAAGATTTAAAGAGAATCCACCTCCAAATGTAGGGAATCTATATAAAGTAGATATACCTGATGAATATGTACCTAAGATGCTTGATTGGGATAAGCCATTATCTAAACAACCTAAAGAAGTTCAAGAGGCATTGGCTAAATATGAGCCTGATACCTATAGTCCAAAAGGTAATGATTATGATGCTAATGAACAAGGTCAAATGATTTATAACAGGATTGCTGGAATAGAAAATGTTAGAAACCCTAATCCTCAAAGTGGCAATATAAAAGCAACAAATAAACTAAACGAGTTGGGTATTAAAGGGATACGCTATTTAGACGAGGGTAGCCGTAAAACTGGTGGAACATCTAACTTTGTAGTATTTGACCCTAAAGAAGTAAAGATACTAGAAAAGAACAGTAAACCTGTAAGTCGTAAAGACATCATAGAAGAACAAGTAAACAACTTAAAATAGTGTTAAAATAAAACCAATATAAATCAACTACTTGAGAATATATGGCTGAAAAACAATCTAAAGGTATCAAAGGTGGCTACAGAGAAGGCTCTGGTAGACCTAGTGGAGTGCCTAACAAGAGTACTACGCTTGCTAGAGAGGCGATTGCTAACTTTGTTGATGGTAATGCTCACAAAATGCAAGAGTGGCTTGAAAAGGTCGCTAATGGTGTCCAAACAGATGATGGTAAATGGATAGTACCTCCATCACCTGATAAAGCGTTTACTATGCTACAACAAGTCATGGAGTATCACTTACCTAAACTTGCACGACAAGAAGTAGTAGGAGACGAGGCAAAGCCAATCCACTATAGGTTTTCATGGAAGAAGTCGTAGACATTGAACTTGATTACAGTCCTAGAACTGTATTCGAGGGATTTCACGATAGAACAGAGAGATGGGCAGTCATAGTCGCACATAGAAGATGTGGAAAGACTGTGGCTGTACTCAATGACACCATTTATAGAGCATTGACTGAAAACAAAGAGAATGGTCAATATGGGTATATTGCACCTTATTACGCACAAGCTAAGTCCATTGCCTGGTCATACTTATTACGATTTAGTGAGCCTGTACGCAAGACTGCTAATCAATCTGAATTATGGGTAGAACTGATTAATGGTTCAAAGATACGATTATTTGGTGGTGACAATCCAGACGCACTCAGGGGAAATTACCTTGATGGGGTAGTTTTAGACGAAATGGCAGATATGAAACCTAATCTTTGGGGGCAAATTGTTAGACCATTACTATCAGATCGACTTGGATGGGCAACCTTTATAGGTACACCTAAAGGACACAATGGATTCTATGACATCTTTAGCAAGGCAGAGCAGCAAGATAATTGGTATGTGAAAGTCCTACGAGCAAGTCAAACAGGGATATTACCTAGAGACGAGTTAGACGATGCTAGGTCTATGATGACAGAAGATCAGTATGAGGCTGAGTTCGAGTGTAACTTTGAGTCTGCAATATTAGGTGCATACTATGGTAAAGAGATGAGAGCCTTAACAGATGAGGGTAGAATAACAACAGTTGAGTACGATCCTCTGTTTGATTGCCATACATCTTGGGACTTGGGTTACAGCGATGATACTGCAATCTTTTGGTTTCAAGCTGTGCATGGTGAGATAAGAGTCTTAGACTACCATTCAAGTAATGGCGAGAACATTGATTACTATACAAACCTAATCAAGTCTAAAGAAAGGGAATATGGGTACAAATATGGTACACATTGGCTACCTCACGATGCTAGAGCCAAGACTTTAAGTAGTGGTGGTAAGTCAGTAATCGAGCAAATAGCTACAAAAATACCTATAGAAACGCTTAAAATAGTACCTAATCTATCATTACAAGATGGAATACAGGCATCAAGGATGGCATTACAAAGGGCTTGGTTTGACACTAAATGTCAAGAAGGTATAGAATGTCTAAGACAGTACCAAAGAGAATATGATGAGGACAAGAAAGTCTTTAGGGATAAACCTAGACACGATTGGACAAGTCATGGTGCAGATGCGTGGAGATACCTCTCTATTGCATACAGAGAAGAAGAAAAACCAATCTTGAAAGACCACTCGATCAAGGGGTTATATGTAGGGCAAACAGATGTAACTTTGAATGAAATGTGGGCAGTATCGCCTAAACCGAGGAGTGGAAGAATATGAATCACGATTACACAGATTGGTACAATCGAATCTTATCCTACGAGAGAGCCTTTAAGAAGTGGGAAGGTCGAGCAGATAAGATACTAAAACGCTATCGTGATGATTCAAGAACACAAAACAATCCAAATGCTAGGTTTAACATTCTATACAGTAATGTCCAAACAATAACCCCAGCTATCTTTGCTAGACTTCCTAGACCTGATGTAACTAGACGATTTAAAGACAACGATCCAATAGGTCGTGTAGCTTGTACTATGCTTGAAAGGGCATTAGATTATGAGTTAGAACACTACTCAGACTATAAAACAGCGATGGATAGTGCAGTCTTTGACAGAATGATTGGTGGTCGAGGAACTGCATGGGTACGATATGAACCACATATTGTTGCTGACGAACAAGGTTTACCTGAAGATGGTTTGCAGATTACTGAAGATATAGATGATGATGAATCTGATAAGGCGATGATTTCTGAAGCACCTGAAAGAATCGAGTACGAATGTGCTCCTTGTGATTATGTCCATTGGAGAGACTTTGGTCATTCAGTAGGTAGAACATGGGAAGAAGTAACTTGGGTATATCGTAAAGTTTATATGAATCGAGATGCTTTAGTTGAACGATTTGGTGATGACTTAGGCTATCAGATACCTTTAGATACAAAGCCTGAAGAAGGTAAGACATACGCAAGTAATCAGAATATGCGTGAACAAGCGTGTATCTATGAGATATGGGATAAAGAGTCTGGTGATGTACTGTGGATTTCTAAAGCAATGGGTAAGATTCTCGATGAGAAACCTGATCCATTAGAGTTAGAGGACTTTTGGCCTTGTCCAAAGCCTTTATTCAGTAACATAACTACTGAGAACTTAGAGCCAATCCCTGACTTTACAATGTATCAAGACCAAGCTAAAGAGTTAGATACCCTTGCAGATCGTATTGATGGACTAATAAACGCATTGAAAGTACGAGGAGTCTACGATGCTAGTGCATCTGAACTTAATCGACTGTTTAGTGAAGGTGAGAATAACTCACTATTACCTGTTAAGAATTGGGCAGCGTTTGCTGAGAAACAAGGACTCAAGGGTGCTATTGACTTAGTAGACATTACACCTTTTGCGTCTGCTTTGATGTCGTGTTACCAAGCAATGGAACAAGTAAAGTCCCAAATTTACGAGATTATGGGAATTGCTGACATTCAAAGGGGTCAAACAGACCCTAATGAAACACTAGGTGCTCAGATAATTAAGAGTAATAACGCTGCTGGTCGATTAA